ATGCGTGTCTATGACCTGATCCCAAGCGTGCCAGTTGCACCCGCTGCAGTCGTTGGTCAATTGGATTTCACCTTTGATTTGAACAATGCCCGTGGTTTAGACCAGGCAAACCTTGATGTAATTGTTTTGGTTCAGCGTTTTACAGAGCGTACTGGCCAAAATGATCTTGATAAGTACCTTGCAGGTAGCGGGGCTTACTCAATCAAGGCAGCAATTGAATCTGATTTAACTCTTGGTGGGGCTTGCAACACTTTGCGTGTCACATCAGCCGAAGCGGGTACTTACGCTGCTGGCGATATTGAGTTTCTTTCATACCGTTACCGCCTAACCGTTTGGGGATAAGGAGAAAAATGAGCTACACAGTTGCCTCAGATAATTTTGAGGCGAAGAAAAAGGGTGAATCAATCACCGATAAAGAATTGCTTGAACTAGGACTGAACGCAGATGCCCTAGTTGCAGGTGAACATCTCAAGAAAACAGTAACAACTAAACCAGCAACAGTAGAGGAAACAAAATAATGGCCCGTATAGTCCTAACAGATGCTTCAGTTGTAATTAACGGCATCAATCTCAGCGAGTTTATTACGAGCGTGTCACTTTCAACGAGCGAAGATGTGGTTGACACAACAGGTATGGGTTCCGCTGGAGCGCGTACCCGTGTTGCTGGTCTTGCTGATAACTCAGTTACATTTGAATTTAATCAAGATTTTGCAACATCTGCACCTGAAGTAACAATCAATGCAGTTGGTTCATCACTTGTTGGAACAAATGTAACTTGTGTAGTAAAGCCAACATCAGCAGTCGTAGGTGCAAGCAACCCAAGTTACACATTTTCTGCGGTTGTTTCAGAATGGCAAGCACTTTCAGGTGCCGTTGGTGAGTTAGCAACAATTTCTGCAACTTGGCCAATCTCAGGCGTAATTACAAAGGCGGTTTAATAGATGGCACGCTTAGTATTAACAAATGCTTATGTTGTATTTGCAAGCAATGACATTAGCCAATATGTGACTTCAGTAAGTCTCGCAACAAGTTATGATGTTATTGATACCACAGGTATTTCAACTACAGGTGCAGCTCGTACACGCGTTGCTGGTCTTGCTGATAACTCAATTACACTTGAGTTCAATCAAGATTTTGCAGATAATGCACTTGAAGAACTAATTAACGGAACTACCACAACAAATGGAACTGTTGGCTTGGTTGTAGCAATGGAAATTCGTCCAGTTAACACAACAGTTAGCGCAAGCAATCCAAAATACACCTTTAACGCGCTTGTTTCAGAATGGCAATCAGTTTCAGGTAGCGTGGGAGAGTTAGCAACCGTTTCAGCAACTTGGCCGATCTCAGGCCCAATTGCAAAAGCAATTCTATAATCTACTAAGGGGGAAAAGATGGATGGATTAGCAGTAAAAGTAAAAACAAATGATGGTGTTGAAAAGTCATACAAACTAACGCCACGCATTATTGTTGCTTTTGAACAAAACTTTGGCGCAGGTATGCCCAAGTTACTTGGAGAACAACAGAAAATTGAACACATCTATTGGCTTGCTTGGAAATGCCAGCAAGTAGATGCTCAAAATAATGGCGGAACACCTGTTAAATTATTTGGCCCTGAATACCTAGATTCAATTATCAGTGCCGAATTGGATGCTGATAGTTCTTTCGAATCCACCGCAACAGCTTAACTTACACAATAGCGGCAGTTGCGGTTGAGACAGGAATTAGCCCAATTGATTTATTAGATGCTCCCGAAGGTATCTTTGAAGCAATGACAATTTACTTAAAGGAACGAGCTAAGGCCAATGGCTGATGATGTAATTGTTTTAACTGGGATTAAAGAAACACTTGCAGACTTAAAAGAATTTGATAAGGATGCAGTAAAGCGTTTCAACAAAGTTATCAATACTGAACTTGCCAGCGCTCAGCGTGATGCCAAAGCAATTATTCCTGATGAACCACCGATGAGTGGCTGGCGTAAGGCAGATGCTGCCAAAGGTCGCACTCGCGGTGGCGCTGGTTGGCCAGGATGGAACGCTGGCGAAGTTAAAAGCAAGATCACAAAGACAAAAGCCGAAGGCAAGGTTCGCAAAGGCGATTACACAACCAGTGCTGGTGCCTTACTTAACAAGTCTGCAGCGGGTGCAATTTTTGAAGTTGCAGGTCGTGTTGCATCAGGTACAAACCGAGTAACTGCCCAATCTTCAAGTGGGCAATTCCTGCGTACTCTTGGCAACAGATTTGGTAAGGCTTCGCGTGTAGTATGGCGCGTAGTTGATAAAGATAGAGCAAGAATTGAAGCAAATGTAAATCGTGCTTTGGAACAAGCAAAGGCAGATTTGCAAAGACATTTGAACAGAGAGCGAGCATAACAAATGGCAACAGGCGCAATTGTAGCCCGCATACTCACCCAGTATTCCAACAAAGGTTCAAAGGCTGCTCAAAAAGATGTTGCCACACTTAGCAAAAGTTTTGATAATTTTGCTCGAAATGCCAAGCGTGCATTTGGAATAGCAGGGGTAGCATCAGCGGCATTTGCACTTAAATTAGGCAAAGACTCAGTTCAGGCAGCAATGGCGGATCAGAAATCCCAAGTGCTTCTTGCCAATACTTTGCGCAATACAACAGGTGCTACTGATGAAGCAATTGCAGGGGTAGAAACCTACATAACTCGGCTTCAAAAGCAATTTTCAGTTGTAGATGACGATTTGCGCCCAGCTATGGCGCGACTAACCGCAGCCACTGGTTCAACTGCTGCAGCACAAGATTTAATGCAAACCGCCTTAGATGTAAGTGCATCATCAGGTGCTGATTTACTCACTACAACAAACGCAATTATTGCAGGCACAAGAGGACAATTTAGAGCGCTTGCAAAACTTGTACCAGGTTTAGATTCTGCAACCTTAGCAACAAAAGATTATGAAAAAATCCTGAATAAAGTCAATACTATTACAGGTGGTGCTGCTGAAAAACGCGCACAAACCCTTGAGTATCGTTTGATGGGCTTAAAAATTGCCTACGGTGAAATTCTTGAAACACTTGGTTATGCACTTTTGCCAGTTATGGAACGCTTTGTAAATATCGTTTCAACTAAGATTTTGCCTCAACTTGAGGTGTGGATTTCAGCCAATAAAGACAAGTTAGCAAAGTCATTTCAGACTGCTACAGATTTCTTTATTAAGATGCTTGCAGTTGCCATTTCATTTACTGACTGGGCATCAAATAATATGAGTACGATTAAGACACTTGCAATTCTTCTTACAACAATGTGGGCAACTTCAAAAGTTATTGCTTTCACTACTGCAATTGTCGGCCTTACAAAAGCATTTGCAGGCTTAAATCTTGTGGGTAGCACTGGTCTTGTTGGTGCTATGACAAAGGGAGCAGCAAAGGGTGGGATATTTGCAACAGGTGCAGCAGCCCTTGCCGCTGGTAGTGTCGGTGGCAACATTGGCACATACCTTGCTGGATTGATTCCTGGATCAAAAGCCAACAGATTAAAAAATTCGGTAGGCGCATTTGGCACATCTCCAATGTCACCATCACCAACTGATTTAATCAGCGGTAAATTTGGTGCTACCTCAACACCTTCAATTGGTGGCACCGATGCCTTAAAAGCATTTTTTGATGCCCTTAACAAGAATACAAACGCCGTTAAAAAGAACACAAAAACAGTGTTTGATATTGCAACAGAAAACGCACAAAAGGAACTGGCAGCACGCCAAAAAGCACTTTCGGGTTCAGCTTCGATTGCAATTGGCGGCGGTGGTAAAACTTATGGCACAAGAGGCGGTACAACTGTAATTGTTAACAATGCTGGGTCTGTTATCAGCAATGAAAACCTTGTTACAAGCATTGTTAACGGCATTGAGCGCACCACACGCCGTAGCTTTGGAACTGTCGGAGCGTTTGAAATATTATGAGCGCATTTGATGGAGTAACTACGCCCTCACTTGCAGTTCAATTTCTTAAAAGCGGAACTTGGACTTCAACAACAATAACTGATGTTCTTCAAATTGATATTCGCCGTGGTCGAACACGCCAAAGTGAGCGCGATCAGGCAGGTATTTCAGTTGTAGTTTTCAATAACACTAGCGGTTATTATGACCCTGACAATACAAGCGCTGGTAATCCGTGGGTTGTTTCAGGTACTAACATTTTGCGCGATGGTTTACAAATGCGCATTGTGGCAACAATTGGTGGCACATCTTATAACCTTTATTACGGTTTTCTTGAAGAAACAAAAGTAGATCAAGGTCTTGGACCTAAATCAACAATGACATTTGTTGACGGCATTGCCTACATAGCCGATGCCCAGGCACCAGCACTGGCAACTGCAGGCTTTGCCGAAACCGCAGCCACACGCGTTGGCCGTATGTTGACTTATGCAGGATGGACTGGTTCAACCAGTTTAACTGGCACTGTCGGCTTGCTAAAGACCGTTCAAAATCGTTCTTGTATGGATTTAATTTATCAGGCAGTAGATGCCATTGCTGGCCGTTTTTATATTTCACGCAATGGAATCGCAACACTTGTTCCATTAGCCGATAAATTCAGCCGTCCAACTCAGTTGCTTTTTACCGATACTGGTGCAAGCAACACTGTTGGTTATATGCAACTTCTTACAAATCCTGGTACCTATTATGTAGTAAATCAGGCAGTAATTAACCGTGGAAATGCTAACAAGCAATACACATCACAATATAACCCAAGTGTTAGTGCTTACGGTATTGCTAAAAGCCCTATTGATGCACCTGTTGCAACAGATACAAATGCTGAAAACTTAGCTTTGTATGAATCACGCAAATTGGCAACACCTGTTACTTATGTTGAGCGCATTGATTTTAATGCTTTGGCGGTTGGCACTTATGGATTACTTTACCCTGATTTCTTATCAACAGAATTAGCCGATCAAATAAGCGTTGTGCGCTCAGGTCGGCAGTGGAACCTTGTGGTTGAAGGAATGGCTCACACCATTACACAAAACAATTGGCTTGTGTCCTACACAACTTCAGCCATCAACCCGTATTCAATTA